CGTCGATGCACCAACAATCCGAGGCATCAACTGCACAAAGACAGACGCACAAGAGTTTTACTTCGACATGCTGTATCTCCCTTACGTCGCCGAACAACACTCGTTAGAAGGAACAAACGGAAACGAGGACATAATGACACCGGCAGGCATGTTGAAAACATCCGACCTACACTACGACGAACAAGCAACGTACTACATGAAGATGAACTACGATCCCGCCAAGTTGCACCTCAATGCAGGCATCCCCTACACACCGGAGCACACACGTCGTGGCCTCACCTTCAACGTGATGAGCATAGGTGATCGCAATGAGTTCCTGCGTCACACCTCACTGCGTAGCGACATCGACCTCGTCATACATGAACCCCTAAAAGAACGACGCCTTCTTCTCAACGCATACAGTGACCTGATCTGGTCATCCAAGACACTCGAAGATGTGGTTGCCGTATGGCCCGAGGCCAATGACGTGCGTCACAAACTATCACTCACAAGCACGGCAATATCTCTCATGTCCGAGAGCAACATCGATCTCATCAAGCGCGACATCAAGTCGCGTGCCAAACGAAACCGTAACGACGAAGGCGTTACTGAAAGCGAAGCGAAGGTATCAGCATGAAAGTCAAAGACCTGAACGACGATATGGATAAGGAGGACGACGATGGAATGGATCGTGATCGTGATCAAGTTTTTGATGGGATTGTTTTAACAGAGGAGGACAAGATCAAGCGGCCCAACGTCTCCATCATATCATGTTTGAGGATGATGGAAACGTGGAGGTATCAATCCAATGAAGGTGATGTCCCCGATGACGCGGCGTATCTTAATGTTGAGACATGCATTGGGTTGCTTGCGCTTAAACTTCTCGCAAAGACTGATGAGTATGCCCGTGCTTCGTAAGCTGCGCAGCTTGGGTTGGAAGAAAGAAGATGCATGGGCCATCGTAGCCTTCATGCTGTTTGAGTTGGCGCTCCTCACATGGGGCAGCTTGGGCCAACTCATTTACTAAAATCACACAACAGAAACAGAAAGGGACGTGCACATGAGTATCGTGGTGGAAAGTGGCGACTCGGTTCTTGTCATTAAAGACGACGGGACATGGGTTACTTACTTCCAAGAGCCAGATGGAGGGGATGGCGATTGGACAAAAGGTAGATTGGTAATGTGTGGGTTGCATTGGAGCCTGATGAACGAGGCTTGGTACGACAAACTCATTAAGCGTGCTCACAAAAAGGCACGTCAACTTAGTACACAGCAGGGGCAATAAGACATGAAACAAAACATAAATGATCAAGAGCCGGTACTAGAATTGGTACAAGCGGTCAACTCACCACAGAACGTGGCTTGTCTTAGATGCAACGGATTAACGGGATGGGATTTCATCCCAGCAATCAACGAAGGAATGGAAGAATCCCATCACTGGTGTCTGAACGATGCCTGCGGTGAGGAATTTATTGTTGAACGTAAACTGGAGAGTTAAGGAGATAAGAAATGACCATTAGAGCAGACAAGATCGATGAGTTGACTGAATTGTTGAGGAGGATGCCGGGTCACACATCAGTAGGTGGCGTGGATAATCGCAGAGCTTTGAGGGCCATGGTTAGTGCTGGAAATATATCAGGTTGTAAGTGGTTGAACAAGGTAAGCGCAGCCGCTTACGAGGGTCGCTCGTTTGCGGCATGGCGTGATCACCTCGGGGTGAAGGTACTGTGGCTTTTGAGCTGTGGCATTGCCGGTGTTTATGAGTGCGAAGTTAACCAAACATTAGGGGCAGAGAATAGAGATTACCTGATGCAATGTGTGCGTGAGTTATTAGAGGCACAAATTAAGACGCTGAGTGGTAAAGAAAAAACAGGAGACGAGACGATGGAAGCGACGACGAGCAAAGAGTTCGAGTGGACGGGAACATATAATAATTCGATCAATAAACTTCTTGCCATTGGGAGTAAGGGTACGGCACCTGACTTCGGTGACATCTTGAAGGGCTATGTGACGGGTGTTGATGGAGAGGTGATTGCTGGGTTGAAGCGGTCACTTGCGACGACGACATCGGAGCACGCCAAGTTGAGTGCCAAGCATGGTGTGACGCAAGGTGAGTTGGATGATGCACTCAAGCGATTGAGAGTTAAGCCAAAGTCTGTGATTGCCAAGTCACCGAAGGGTGAGCTCGGTGCGGCGACGATACCGGAGGGTACACCGCAGAAAGTGTTGGTGACTGATCGGTTTTCTGAAGCCAATCTTGATCCGAGATTCAAGGGCATGGAGGTTACGGTGTGGGATTGGGAAGACATCAATCCTTTCGTGCCTGAGTGCGATGAGAACTATACGTTTGTGCATGACTTGGACATGCTGTTGTTGATCGTCGATGCCATAGAAAATCGTACACCGTTGTGGATAACGGGGCCAACAGGATGTGGCAAGACCACAGGTATAAATAACTATTGCTCACGTACTGGATGGATGAGCACGGGCATCTCGTTTGATAGTGAGCTCGGACGTAGCGATGTCTTGGGCAAAGATAAGCTGAGCGTAAAAGACAGCGCATCGATGTCACACTTTCTTGAGGGCGTACTGCCCAAGGCTATGAAGTTCCCTATCATCTTTGTGGGTGATGAACAATCATGTGCCCGTGCTGACATTGTCTACTTTCTTCAGCCTGTCTTGACTGATTGGGAATTGCCTTTGCCCGAGAGTGATACGGGCGAGACGATAGTTGCTCATCCGTACTTCAGATACGTGGCGTTGTGTAACACGGTGGGTCGTGGTGATGACACGGGATTGTATCCTGCGTGTCGTGTCTTGCCTGCTCCATTTATGAATCGGTTCGGCAGCTTTCATGTTGCGAAATACATGACGCCTGATGTCGAGGCTGATGTCTTGAAGAAGATGGTTGCCGGGTTGAATGATGATGAGGCGGCCAAGTGTGCGCAGTTCGCAGAGATATCACGCGAGGCTTTCTTGCAGCAGCGGACGGCAATGCCAGTAAGTTTGCGCAACCTGAGTGCGCTGGCTCAGAAGTGGGTCGATCATAAAGATGTAAAGTTTGCTGTGACCAGCTCAATAATTAATGGGGCCAGTGATCTGGATAAAAGTGTGCTGCGTGATTTGGCAGCCAACGTTTTTGGTGTGGGGATGGATTGATGAGTGAATACAAATGCAGTGAGTGTGGAAGTTTGGAGTTGGCGGTAAACGCGAACATATGGGTCAACCCTAACACTTGGGAGATCGGTGATCATGAGGTGCCTGATACAGACAGAAGAGACATCTGTGTCTGCAACAATTGTGGGTGGGAAGGTGAATTGAGGAGCTTTGAGAATGAGTGATGAACCAAGTGCCAAAGAAAGATGGTGGGCATGGCATCGGGAAAACCCTGATGTCTGGAAATTGTTTGAGAAGTTTACGGATGATGTCATTGCCCGAGGGCATGAGCATTACAGTGCGAAGGCGATCTTCGAGAGGATTAGGTGGCACACGGAGATCGAGACGGACGGTGCGTTCAAGTTACAGAATAATTTTACTGCCTATTATGCGAGGTTGTTTCATGCGTTGCGACCTGAGTGTGATGGGTTCTTTCGGACAAGACTACAGGATGTAGAGAAGGAGACAAGACATGACTATGACACGCAAAGTAATTGATCCGAACATATTTGAGCATGAGCTCGTTGAGACCGTCAAGATTTTTGGCAGGGACAGTAAGTTACAAGTTGTGTTGAAAGCAGAGATGGGTGGGTCAACCAACCATGAGACGGTCACGTTGCAGAACTGGAGACGTGATGTGCCGTTGCCATTGGCGAAGGCGAACATGTTGCGAATGATCAAGATGCATGAGATAGGCCATGTGTTGTTCACGAACAAAGATAAAAAGAAGATCAAGGCGTATCGAGATTTGATTGAGGGCTGGGGCGATTACGGTCACTTGGTTTGGAATGGTATTGAAGACCCGCGCATGGAGCGCGATGTGTTCAGATTGTATGCCGGTGCAGCCAAGGTGTTTGAGGATGGCACGCGTGAGTTTATGGGTGAGAGTTGGGATGACGATGGAAGTGCGATTGGATTCCTGGCTAAAATCAAAGGACATCATAATGAGTATGCGGGATGGAACAGTTGGGCGAACTTGCCATGGTTGTTGGCGTTGGCTGGTCGGGAGAGTCTTGGCTGGTGCAAGGTTGGTAGCGAGATACTCGATTTGTTTGCTGAGCGTGGTGTGATTTCTGGGATAGCGCGTTCTGCTGTGGCTGACATTGGTGAGTTGCGGTGGGGTCGGAAGGGATCGATTGATGCTGCCAACTTGGCGTTGAAGTTGTTGAAGAGCTTGCCGGTGAGGGATGAAGATGAAGATGAAAGAGAAGGAGAAGGAGACTATGGAACAGGTGGAGAAAAAATTGAAATCGGAACAGAGGGCGATGATGAAAAGGGTGAGGTCATCGAAGGAGGCCATGGCGAGACGGAGACGGGCGAGAAAGAAGAGGAGTCTGATGAGGGGAAGCGGGACGATGGTGACACGGTATCTGACGGGGGAGATGATGGTGAAGAAGAAGTAGGTAGCGGTGGACAAAGTGGAGACACCACGGATGAAGATAGTGGTGAAGGGAAAAGTGGAGAGGTCAAAGAAAACGGTGCGGGCGGTGCGGGTGAACAGTCTGAAGAAGGTGCGGAGTTCACTGAATTGCCACCGGGTTTGTCAGCAGAGGAGTTGATGGACGGTGAGAAAGTTGACGCTGATTTGAGTGTTGCGTTGGGCTCAAGTCGTGTCAGTGGTGAAGGTAGTTATCAAGCAATGGATACGAGTCAGGACAAAGTTCATACGGCCAAGGATGAAGATGGTTTGTATGGGGCCATGACGTATGGAACTCGCCTAAGAAAAAGTGTGTACGGTGATCGAAAGTACATGGAAATTAAAAGTCAGTTGGGTGGCTACGTTGGTGTGGTGATGCGTCGTATGGAGAATGCGATGGCGTCATTAGATGCGAGAAAATATATGGGTGGATTTGATGAAGGCAAACTTAACGGCAAAGCATTAGTGAGTGTGGTGAGCCGGTTGGAGATGAGGGCGTACAAGAAAAGAACTGATGACGTTGAGGTTAATACTGCGGTTGAGATATTGATTGATCTAAGTGGGTCGATGCATGACGGAGGCAAGAGTGAGTTGGCCATGCAGTGTGCGATCACGTTGTGCGAAGCGTTGGAACGCACACCGGCTTCTTATGAGGTCACTGGGTTTAATGCGGTGAGTGGACAGAAAAGTGGAAAGGTCAGCCGAGGAAGTAAGCGGGTCAGTGAAGGTCGAATGTTGTCTGAAAGAACTGGTGATGGTGCGGTGCGAGCAGACATCTTGGATCATTGGGTGTTCAAAGATTTTGATTCGCAGTTGAGAGATTCGATGAGTGGGTTGGCACACATTGAAGATGCTGTTGGTGGCCAGAATATTGATGGTGAGAGTGTGGGATGGGCGGCTGCAAGATTGATGGCGAGGAAGGAGAGACGGAAGATACTGTTGGTGTTGAGTGATGGAAATCCTGCTGGGTTTGTTGTTGGTAGTCGTAATGCTTTTTATGCGCACTTGAAAGATAGCGTCTCGGGTATTGAAAAGTCTGGTGTGAGTATTGCGGCCATCGGAATTATGAGCCCTAGCGTTGAGAGATTCTATAAGAATTGGGTAGTGGTCAATGACATTAAAGGTTTGAGTGGTGTGGCCATGGAGCAGTTAAGCAAGATGATGTTCGCTGAGAAATGGAAGGGGAAGTAATGGCTAAACGTGTGACGGTTCCCGCCAAGTGGTGGTACGGCGTGAGTGCTGGTGGTCGGAGTGTGGTGACTTGGACTTGGTTGATGCCACGGTTAAGGAAGAAGGGAATGAATGTGAGGACGGAGCTAAGTGAGGTTGAACGCGTTGCTGTTGAATTGATTGATGGGCGAAGGAGATAAGTGATGAGTGTCGAAGCATTGGAAAGTTGTTTGGAAAATGTGGTGCTGTTGGATGTTGAAGAGTTGAGCGTGGTTTCCGCATTGATTGGTGACTTGAGTGGTGTGTTGCCAGTGAAGGCGTTGACTGAGGATTTGGATTTAGGTGAGTTGGTTCCTCCCAGTGTGACGGCTGCTGTGTCTGGTGCCTCTGGTGATGAGCCTGTTGCCAAGGCGACCAAGTGGATGAGCAAGAAAGAAGGTCGTAAGTGGTGGATGAAGAGAGTGTCGTCTGTGAACTTGGCGAAAAATAATGGGTTTGCGATTGAAGGGCATCTTGTGAGTGGGCCAGACATGGTTGAAGAGGGTGAAGCTGTTGTTGTTGGGTGGAAAAATAAAGCGGGTGAAAATAGATGTATTGCTGCGATGAAGGTTGGTGAGGAAAAGTCAGGTTGTGTTTATGCGATGGATATTTGTGAGGGTGCGGCTGATATGGTGAAAGGAAAAGTTGGGGAGATTTATGGGTTTAAGAGATTGGTGTGGTGTGATCATGATGGTGTCTGGAGGAGATCAGATGAGGATAGTGTCGGGAAGATTGTTTATTGCCCAGAGTTGGCGAAGAAGACACGGATGCGCCCTGATTTAAAGGCTACAATACAGGTGTTATGTGAGACGGATGGTGTGCAAATTAAGGGGGCAGATGAATGAGACGATTGATGCGAGCTCTTGAAAAAGAACGTCGTGATGGTGGGGAGTTTACCCAGACAGAGATCGCTCAGCTTACTGGGTATAGCTTGACGAGTGTTTGTAGTTGGATGGGAGGGAGAGGTAATCCTAGCATCCAATGTGTTGTTGATGTGGCTCAAGTGATGGGTTTGGAAATAAGATTTGTTAGACGGAAAGGTGATGATGAATGAAGGATTTGTTTTTTGAAATGATGATTGCGCCTGCCATTGGGTGGTTGAAGTTGTGGTCTTGGTTGTGTGGAGTTGAGATGGAAATGCATGAGAAAGGGATTGAAGATGAGTAAAGGTTTCGGTGAGCAATTCGAGATGGTGGGGTTAGATGAGATGTTAGATTACGAGGGCAAGCGGTACGATGATAATGGTATGGACTTGACGAAAAGGTTGGAGGCAAGAAAGAAGAAACATTATGTCCCTAAGAAAACAGTTAAAGTATAGGGATGGAAAAAACACCTGCACCTGCACCTGTACCTGTAGCGGAATGGATTAGATGGAGCGACGGTAACGTTAGTTACAGTCGGTATAAAGATTATGAGAAGTATTGGCATGTTCAAGAACAGGAACAAAACAATGTGTCCCGGTTTGGTTGGCTCGATTGGGTGCGGAGATGCATCGATTTCAGACAACGATAAGTGTGTTGATTGTCCTTACAAGAATAAAGTTTTGGAGATTAAGAATGGGGAATACGTGTACAAGGAAAGAGGCTGAACAGATAGCTAAAGAAATTAGTGGGTACTGGATGGACAGAGGGTTTGTCATACAAACGGAAATAATTCGAGCTCTTAAAATGGACAGCAAACAGGTCGGAACGTGGGGCCAGTACGATTATTTTGTGCGGTCAAATTTAATGAATGGTGCGCCACGAAAAGAAGATAGCCTTGACCATGTCTTGGCGGTGGGCTGATGACTAGATGCAAGCTGAGCACATCATATGTGACAAAAGAAATGGCAGCCCGAACGGCTGTAGAAATTAGTGGGTACTGGGCTGACCAAGGTGAGTATGTAATGGTTTGGGTCGAGAAATCTGTGCGTGACCCAAGGAATTTAGATTGGGTGGTGCGCAGTAACTTGATGAATGGGATGCCCGTGAGGTAATTGGAAGGGGTACTTACCTTTTAGATTTTGCGCCCGAGCATTTCCAACGCTTACGAGATAAATTGTTAGGAGTGTTCGGGTTATTCTGTTTCTTTTTAGACAACCCTTTCTTTATACCTAAACTTCTTGCGCAGTAACTGTCGCCTTTAGACGTTCCCGGTTTTACTGACGCACCTTGTTGCCCGTAGGAAACTTTCTTACCAGATGAAGTGATCTTAACTTTTGCTTTTCCTTTATTTGGAGAAACCATAGAAGTGTCCTTTGTTTTAGATGTGTGGCAAGCCCATGGATTTAAGCCATGCGAGATAATAGGTTAGAAATCCATCGAGGCGTAAGATGACAATAGAGTCACCTGTCTTGGTGTTGTTGCGGCGCGAGATAACGACGGGTGTCTCGGGGCAATTGCGGTTGGTGACTGAGCGTTCGGCTTGGTCGAGAGATTTATAAACTTCAAGACGTTCGACACGCTTGGCTTCTACGTGCAAACCGGGTGTGCCAATTAGGTCTGCTTGTCCTGCGCCATTGAATGACATGCCTCCACCCGAGAGGGGTGCGCGTGATGCGGTGAGGGGTGGAAGGACGGTTGCGTTTAGGTATGCGGCGAGCTCGCGCTCGTATCCGTCTCCTTTATTCTTTGGGGATTTTAATTTTGCCATGGGATAATTATAGCCATTTATCGAGGGCCAATGTGAAGGAAAGGGTATTGCATTCATTGCAACCGAGCGCCCCCGAAGGAGGGCAGCGCCACCCGAATCTTGCTAGTATTTATCGTAGCCCTGATTGCAAAATGGCCATGTCGAAATGAAATGATAGCCAACATATTTACATAGATGTCGATTTTCTGCGGGGTGTAGAGCGTGTACCACAAATGGTAATTGACGGGCTTCTGCGGTTAATCTACAAATCTCTTTGTCCCTTATAACTATTAATTATCAAGTTTCCCATATGTGCCTCCTTCGGGGCACATGAACATTTAAATGAGTTACATGTTTCTCAATAATTGTTCTGATGATTAATAGATATAACGTTAGGCTAAGCGTCAGGGGAATTTTGTTTTTAGTGTACCGTAAGCGGAACATACACAACATATTTGCATTCACGTTGGCCACTGTTGCATGGCCCATTCGTATCGAAGATAATTATCCTTGTTAGAAGTTACTCCAGTTTCTTCTTCCATTTCCGACCTGTAGTCGGTCTCCCTGTTAAACTTGAGGGCGGGTTCTTTAATTAGAGCCCGCCCCTTTTTTACATTGAGTCTGCTGCATCGTGCCATTTTTGTACCGTCGCCTTTGATACTTTTAACTCTCGACAAATATCAACTATCCCCGTGCCGTTACGCCGCAATGCGTATGCCTTCTGTCTGTTCGATAGGCTGGAGACAATGTGTGTGTCATCCATCATGTCGCGTGTGAATCCGACGAGCTCTTGCGTATGAACTTCAGGGTCACGATCACGCACCTTGCCATAGCTGACGCGCATTGGGTGTCTAAGGAACTGATCACGCGGCAACCTATTCTCCATCTCAAGGTAATCGCTTTCCTCGTCCCCCACCATGGCCACCCTGATCTGTGTCTCAAGGATCGTCAGTTGGTTGGACGAGCCAGCCTCACCGCCAACATGTGTTCCGCCCTTGTCATCACGCACTGGCTTATTGGCATGGTGCATCATCACGAACGCACACCCCTTCTTACGCATCCGCTTGGCTTGCTCGTTAATGACCGCCCATTCTTCTGAGTTGTTCTCAGACATTCCCGGCAAACCAGTGCGCAAGTTGTCGTAGAAGATCACGTCGGGGTGTGTCTTATCTACCAGATAGTCGAGGTTCTCTCGACCAAGGTCGCTACGGAAATCCAAATCATAATCACTATCGCCCTGCATTGACTGCGCCCAATACGTGAGGTTCTCTTTGGGATCGCCAAAAGTTTTTTTGAACTGTGTCATCCGCTTGATGATGTCGCCCTGCCCCATATCGAAATCAAGATACAATACTTTATATGGTTGAGTGCAATAGAACGGGCCGAACGATCTGCCTTGCGCAATACAGAATGCACTAGCCAAGCTCATTAAAGATTTACCATGCGATGCGTACCCGTAGATTTGCACGATGGATTTTTCTTTAAGCCATGGCTCCATAATATATTTTGGCTCTTCGTATTCCATGCCAAGGATGTCCGACATACCAAACATGCCGGGTATTTTCGATGGGCGTAGCGTGCCGTCCTCAACCCGCTTCATTCTCAACTCACCTTCTTCATCATATCGTGCTGGGTGATTTGATTTGTCTGTTGTTCGTATGGATTTATATGCGGCTTCGACTTCTTCGTTGGGCAATGGCTCATCAAAGTATCTGTCTTGGAACTTGGTGACAAGGCGAGAAACTTCTTTGCCATCCAAGCTGGATGAAATGAGATCACCTATATACTTAGCCATAACATTATTGCGGCCATCACCATCAGATAGTTTTCCTTTCTCTATAAGGTGGGCTTCCATCTTCTCTATAGTTGTCTGTCCTTCGGGATCGACGCTAGATAGATCGATGTCATCTGCCTCAACAGTTAGAACGATTGGCCCTGCCCATAACGGTAAGTCTTCAATGTCTGAAAACCCTGCCGCTATTTCCCACGAATAGAAAACTTCTGAGCCACCGTCATCGTCGCCTACCCATTTGCTGGATGGTGGGCATAACACATAGCCACCGTCACCACGTAGATCGATACCTTGTACTCCACCCATATTAACTTGGTTTCTAACTTGGCCACCGGGATGTGCATAATAGAAATGTCGGCCACGGCTAGTTTTCACAGTAAGAGGAGAGTGTGCGCCGTGTGTGCGCCACCATTCTTCTGCCTTGGCATTGTCGGTATCAACGACCACCAATCCTGACATATCACCTGTTAGTATGGCGAGGTTAAATTCTTTGAACTCTGCTTCCCATTCTTCAATGTGGTCTGATGTTGCTGGGTTAGATTGAAAGTGTTTCCATTTAGTCAACGGCTTCTTTGTCTCTTTGCCAATCGGAATAATAGACAACCCATTGTCTACATATTCATGCGCTGCACTTACTACATCTACTGTCGTTGTAATCATATCGGCCAACCCCCTCTTACTTATTATTGATTAGGTATTTTTCAAATTGCAGGACGGCTGCACCGTCTTGGATCGAAAAAGGTGATGCGTATCCCTTCTCTATAAATGTTGGGGCCATCACCATAATCTTGGCGAGTCCATCACCTGTGATCTTGTTTTGATTTAGCCACCTATACGGTGTGGTTCGACTGCCACCTAAAATTTTGGCAACAAAGGCTACGCCTCCCAAGTCGTTTAATAAATGGGACACGTCTATTTTTTTGGTATCCATAGTCTTTTTCCTAGATATCTGCGGTTGAATAACCTGCATTGTTGACCACTGTTTCATTAGTGATACACAACATATTGTATGTTGTCCTGTTTTTGCAACATACATATTGTGTCATACAAATATATTGGGTATCAAGATTCTCGACGGCAACGAGGTCGTTAAAAACTTTCCGATAGGGAAAGATACGGAGAAAAATATGTACGATGAACCAACACCATTGGTGCAAGAGAACAGTGAAGAGTTAGTTCGACTTGCTACACGACACGCAGAATTAAAGGAAGACTTCGCCCTTACTAAAGAACAACTAGAGAAGGTCGATGCTGAATTAAAAGAACTACTTTCTGCTTGTGAATACGACACAGTCAAATGTGAAATAACCTTAGAAAACGTAACCATCAAACAAACCATCAGAGAAAATCGTAAGTGGGATACCGAAATGCTCCAGCAATTGTTGGAAGCTAACGGCGTTGATCGAATAGCTGATCTTCCTGCTCATATAAAGCTAGGTCTATCGATTACTGCGGTTGACTTAGATGCACTACCCGAAGACACCCGCACAGAACTTAGTGCCGCGTGCGAAATCAAGCCATCAATAGTAATCAAAGTGGAGATTGACCAATGAGCTGGAAGACTAGAAGGACAGGAGCAGAACTATTGGCTGCTTCACACAAGGTATTAATGTGCGCCAACCCCGGATGGGGAAAGACACACCAAGCCGTCCATATGGCTGAGCGTTATGGAAAAGGGTTTATTTTGTCTGGCGAAGCCGGTCTGCGAAGCCTTGGCCACTCTGAGATCGAGTACCTTCCATTCACTAGTTGGAATGGTGAGCACAATACTGAATTAGGTATCTGTTCTTTCAGAGGAATTGTTCTCGACATGATGTCTGATACTAGTGGCTTTCAAGACGAGGGTTACAAATGGATCATGATAGATTCCATCACTGAAGTTGGTGAACGTTTGATGTCCCATCTTGAAGAGAAGCACAAAGACAACAAGAACAAGTTTGAGAAATGGGGAGAGTATGCCTCGGCCATGCTTGGTGTGATGAAGCTGATCCGAGATTTAGATATGCACGTAGTCATGACTTGTCTACTCCGTCACGAAGAAGACGAAGATGGGACTACACACTACTGGCCAAATGTTCCCGGCAAGGCTGTTGGTAAACAATTGTGTGGCATGTTTGACCACGTTTTTGCTGGCCACCGTGTCACACAAGAAATGCCTGACGCGCCATCTCAAGTGCGTCGCTTCATTATTACTGACGAAACTAAGGGATACCACGGCAAGAGCCGAGACCCTTTCCGTCACCTATCACCGGTTATGGAAACAGGTGACATAACTGAGTTACTGGAAATGATTTCCAAGACACCAACTAAAGCAAAAGGAACTGCCAAATGAGTGAAGGATTTGATCTAAGCGGAGCGACTGTTGAAGGCGTTAGAATGGGAGTGGGCAACCACATCTGTTGGATACGTGACTTTGAATACAAAGATAATTCCAAGGGCTCTAAGCAATTGGTCGTTCAATTAGTCAGCGTTGATAATAACGGCGAGACAAAAGATTACATACAGATTGGAAACAA